TGATGATGAGTTGGAAACATACAACGAATCAGTCAAGAAAAGAATTAAACATTTCACCAAGGGATATCACGATGAACGCCGTGCAAAAGAAGCGGCTTATCGTGAACGTGAGGAAGCTTTAAAGCTAGCTCAGTCCGTTGTTGAAGAAAACAAAAAGCTCAAAGGCTCCTTGAATCAAGGGCAGACTGCTCTCTTAGAACAGGCCAAAAAGGTTGTGGACAACGAGATCCAAACTGCCAAAAATAAGTACAAAGCTGCTTATGAGACGGGGGATGCAGAGGCTTTGGCTGAGGCACAAAGTGAACTAACTGCCGTTACGATTAAGGCAGAAAGGTTACATAATTTTAAGCCTACCCCTTTACAAGAGGAAAAGAATGAGGTACAAACGCAGGTAACGCAACCAGCGCAGCTAGACCGAAAGGCGGAGGCCTGGAAAGATAAGAATCCTTGGTTCGGCTCAGATCGGCGCATGACCAGTTATGCGCTTGCCATACACGAGGAACTCACGCAAGATGAGCGCTTAAATCCATCGAGCGAAGAGTATTACCGAAGAATTGATTCCGAAATGCGTACTAGGTTCCCAGATGCTTTTGATAGCGATACTGAAGTGGATGCATCTCCTCCACCCAAGAAGTCGATAGTAGCACCTGCGTCTAGGAGTACAGCGTCTAAAAAAATCGTACTAACCCAGAGTCAGGTAAATATCGCCAAGCGGCTTGGTGTCTCATTAGAGGACTATGCCCGTCAGGTTGCTAAAGAAAGAAAAGGAGCTTAATCATGTCAGAACAAAATCGTAAACCAAGAGAAGTAGAAACTCGTGCAGCTTTCCAACGTCCAGATGCATGGAGGCCACCTGAGCAGTTACCAATGCCTGATCCACGACCAGGTTGGGAACACAGGTACATCCGCATCAGTATGGTTGGTCAAGCAGATCCTAAGAATATTTCTATGAGACTTCGTGAAGGTTATGAGCCTTGCAAGTCTGAAGATTATCCTGAGTTGATGATGCATGAAGTTCAAGATGGACGATTTAAAGGTGGCATTGAAGTCGGTGGATTATTGCTTTGCAGAATCCCTGCTGAGTTTGTTAAGCAAGCGCAGGAATACTACGCTAACCAAAACAAAGCTCAAATGGAATCTGTTGACAATACTTTCATGCGCAATAGTGATCCAAGGATGCCTCTGTTTAAAGACAGACGTTCCGAGGTGACATTCGGTAAAAGTTAATTTTTTGGAGATTTAAATGGCATATCCAACAATTCCCGCACCATACGGGTTTAAGCCAGTAAGTCTTATTGGTGGACAATTTTATGCAGCATCGACAAGACAATTGCCGATTCAGTATAACTTTGGAACCAATATTTACTTTGGCGATATGGTTGCAATTACCCGTGGCTATGTAACTCGTGTAACAATGACTACAGGCGCATCAGCAACAACTGGTGGAGCAGGTTACGGTCAAGTAGGTATCTTCGTGGGTTGTACATTCACAGATCCAGTATCTAAACAAAAACGTTTCAGTCAATATTGGCCCGCCAATACATTGGCTGGTGACGCATTTGCTTACGTTACTGATGATCCAGATGTCCTTTTTAAAGCAGTTGCTACCACAAGTACAACTAGCATTACAGTAGGTTCAATCTCTACACCTATGATTGGTTTGAACTTCTATGGTTCAGACTACTCAGGTTCTACAGCAGCGGTTGGTGGAAACATCAATACTGGTGATTCATATAACGGTATTGCTGTAGCAAGCACGCCATCATATGCAACAACCAGCACATTCCCATTCCGTTTGGTTGACCTAGTTCGTGATACAGCTACTGCTACAACTGCTACTTTAACAAGTGGTGGCGGTGGTACTTCGCTTGTTACTAGCGCATTGCCAGCAGCTTTACCTATTGGTACAGAAGTTGGTTATTTAGCAGCTAACGGTCAATACATTGGAACTGGTTCTTTTGTAGCCGCAACAGCAGCGGCTGGTGCAACTGCCGTTACTCTTAACGCACAAGCAGCAACAGTTAGCTCACCCGCAGGTACATCCTCTACAGGTATTACCATCCCAGCAAACAGTACATTAGTATTTACTCAGTACCCAGAAGGACTCTTTAAGATGAACTTTGGTTTGAATTCTTACTACAATGCTACTGGTACTCAAACCGCTTAATTAAGGAGCAATTAAATGGCTATTTCAAGAGCACAACTATTGAAGGAATTGCTTCCTGGATTAAACGCATTGTTTGGTTTAGAGTATGCAAGATACGGAGAAGAGCACAAAGAGATCTATGAAACAGAAACCTCTGAGCGTTCTTTTGAAGAGGAAACAAAACTGTCTGGTTTCTCAGCAGCACCAGTCAAGGCCGAGGGCACAGCCATCAGCTACGACAATGCGCAAGAGGCATGGACAACTCGCTATAACCACGAGACTATTGCTCTTGGATTCGCAATCACCGAAGAGGCGATTGAGGATAACTTGTACGACAGCTTGTCTGCTCGCTACACCAAGGGTCTTGCCCGTGCTATGGCATACACAAAGCAGGTAAAAGCTGCTGCTCCACTTAATAACGGATTTAACTCCGCTTATGTTGGTGGTGACGGTGTATCTTTGTTTAACTCTTCACACCCATTGGTTAACGGTGGAACAAACTCCAACGCACCATCTACACCTGCTGACTTGAACGAAACAGCGCTTGAAAACGCAGTTATTCAGATCGCAGCTTGGACAGATGAGCGTGGTCTTTTGATCGCCGCTAAGCCCAAGAAGTTGATTGTTCCACCTGCATTACAGTTCGTTGCAACTCGCTTGCTCGAAACTAAATTGCGTGTTGGTACAAACAACAACGACATTAACGCTATCGAGAACAATGGTTCTATCCCAGAAGGATACACAATCAATCACTTCTTGACAGCGCCTAATGCTTGGTTCTTGTTAACCGATGTACCTAACGGTATGAAACACTTTGAAAGAACCCCATTGCAGAATTCAATGGACGGAGATTTTGATACAGGGAACGTTCGCTACAAGAGTAGAGAGCGTTATTCATTCGGGTGGTCTGATCCTCTCGGTATTTACGGAACTTATTGATTTCATTAAAGAAATTAATATTTTCAAAGGGGCTTCGGCCCCTTTTTCTTTGTGTTATAATTTCCAGTATCGTATAACAGGAGTTGATATGGAATACCCAAATAACAGATCGGAAGCAAAGAAAACGGGCGCTACTCATTACTTTACCGGACAGCCATGCAATCGTGGTCATATAGCACTACGCAAAACTAAAGGCACTTGCATTGAATGCATGAAGGAAGACTGGAAGATTGATAATGAGAAGAGGAAAGAAAAGCCAAAGTCTGAGGCGGCAAAAGAAGCTGGTCGCAGGTACTATGAAAAGAATAAAGAAGCGGTAAAGGCTAGGGCTAATGCTAGACCTAAAGAAGAAGTTAACCAATACAAAATAAAACACAAAGCCAATAATCCAGAATATTACAAAGCACTCACCAGCGTTCGTAAAAGGCGGCATAGAAATGCTACTCCGGCTTGGATCACGGCAGAGCAAAAACTGGCTATGCGTGAGATGTATTTACAGGCCCAAAAGTTAACTAAGATTACTGGTGAAAGATATGTGGTGGATCACATCATTCCGCTGATCTCGCCGGACGTTTGCGGCCTCCATGTGCCGTGGAATTTAAGAGTCATTACGCAGGAAGAAAATCTTAAAAAGTCAAACAAACTTCTTGATTAATTTTTGATTTCGTGTATTATCTACGCATCTGGGTGTTTTAACCTTACCACCACTGCCCCAGCAGATGATGCAACAATCGGTAAGGTATCTTTTGCATAAGGAAACTTATAATGGCACGTTCCACCTTTGAAGGCCCAATTCTATCGGGCGATAACCGTTTTGGCGCACAACGTAACGTTGGCCCAGTTTTACTATCACAATCTTGCCTATTAGACTTTTCCAACACTACTGTTGGTACTGCTGGGTACGGTGGAGCATCTGGTATATTTGTTACATCTAACACATTACCTAACTCACAAGCTACTATTTACACACCACAAGCTGGTGCATTTGTAAATACAGGCCCAACAGCGGCAACGGCTCCAACTGCTGATGCATCTGGTACAAACTATCGTGGCGCAGTATTCTTACTGCCCTACCAGTCTTACATCCAGAATATCTTTATTGATAACATTGTTCAACCTACAGACGGTACTCACGCAGTAACATCTATTCAGCCATACATTGCTAATAACTTTGTAACAACTGGTGGAACATACGCTACTGTTGCAGCCATTACAGGTTCAAGCATTGGTCGTTCAACAGCAACATTTACTGCTGCTCAGTACGCTAATGCACAGTCTACATTGCAAGATGTACAGAACTTACAACCTGGTCAGCAACCTACATGGTTCTCACAAGTGGTTGTTAACTTGGCTATGACTGTATCAAGTTTGACTTCTGTTAATGCTGGTAAATTAAACATCATTATTCAGTATGTACAGAATGACCCATCAGTTAACGTTGGTAACGCAACTACCTACCCATACGGTAACTACGACTAATCAGTAGGGGCTACGGCCCCTTTCTTTGGCTTAATTAGGGGTTTATATGGGTTTGTCATTACGCAATTATTTCTTTTCTAAATCAGGCAATGTCAATAGTAATGCTATTGGTTTTGCAAATCAGGGTGTGCAAACTCCTACGATGGATTGGGAAGGTATTGATGGATCAGCGCAGTTCATTGCGCCCCAACGTTTGCGTGACGTTGTTGGTAAGTTAAAGATATCTCAATCTCAAAACATCTATGATGCCGACTTTGAATACGGCGTTCAACCACTGCGTTGGGAAAACGTTATTCAAAACGTATCAGGTCAAGCCTATATAGTTCAGAACCCTGGTCTTGGCGGCGTATCAATGAACATTGGTGGAGGTAATACTCCAGGCGATATCACGATTCGTCAAAGCCGTCCTTACCATAGATACCAGCCAGGTAAGACTTTTTACATGGCATCTAACGTTAACTTTGGTACTTCTGTAACTGGACAGTATCAGCGTGTAGGTATTTTTGATGATTCCAACGGCATATTCTTTATGCAGTATGGAACACCAACGCCAACCAATCCATATGCAATGAACGTAGTAGTTCGTTCTGACTCTGGTGGTTTACCAGTAGATACTGTTTTTTCAGCAGATACATGGAACGGCAACAAACAAATCCGTGATGCATTGGACTGGACTAAGGTTCAAATGATATGGATGGAATACGCATGGTACGGAGCTGGCGCTTTGCGTTGGGGTGTAGTTCTTAACGGCGAGCCTTATATCCTCCACCAAATTGGCGCAGGTAATGGCGCATATACAGGTAGTTCACAAACTACTCCTTGGAGCCGTACAGGTAACTTGCCAGTACGCTATGAGCAAAGAGATACAGGTAGTGCAGTAGCTTCATTAATGACTCACTATGGTGTGTCAGTATTGATTGAAGGATCAATTGATAAACAGCGTGGATTTACCTATTCATATGGTAATAATGCTAAGACTCAAAACCGTTCAGTTCCTGCATCTTCTGTTCGTTATCCTGCAATGTCATTCAGGATGAGAGCAGTTGGATCTGATATTTTTGATCAGACTAATGCGGCTTGTACTGGCGGATCACCACAGACATTAACAATCAGTGCGGCAACTCCCGCCATATCTTCTGTAGTTGGTCAGCCCAATAGCGGACAGGCTTTAGTTACATTTGGTTCTGCTCATGGCTATGCAGTGACTAACCCAGCCAATGCTAACAACCCAGCTCAGTATGTAACTCTTAGTTCATTTACTCAAGTTGCTACATCAACATCCACCAATTATTCAATCTCTAATGCGGCAGTAGCTTTGGCAAGTTATTCTTTCCAAAGTAACACCAACGTAAGTGGCGCATCTGGTACTAATCAATTCTTAGTATCAAACGCAATAAGCGCATCTACAGGTCAGCCAAACTTGTTGGCGGTTGGACAAGTTGTTAATGGTACTGGTGTTGCTACAGGAACAACAATTTCTGCTGTAACTTACTACGGAACTGTAAGTAATCCAGGTGATGGATTAAGTGTTGTATATCCAACAACTGCTATCGTTACTTTAAGTGCAAACTTATCTACCCAGGCAGCAGGTACATATTCTATTTATGCACCAGCATCATCTACATTGTTGACAACAACAGCCGTAGCAAGTGGAGCATTCCAACCAGGCATGACACTGAGTGGAACTGGTGTAACTTCTGGTACGACAATTACAGCTCAATTGACAGCGTTTAATGCATCTGTTGTTGCTCCTACATTTGCTAGTGGCGGTGCAGCAGGTCAAAATACTATTGTGCTCAGCGCAGGTACAAGCATTTCAGCAGGTCAATATGTAACTGGAACAGGCGTTCCTCCTGGAACTATTGTTGAATCTATTGCTACTGCTACAGTTACTTTAAGTAATAACTTAACAGTTCAAGCCGCAGGTACTTATACATTCTATTCAATGGCAGCCAGCCAAGCTTATGCAAGCGGTGGCGCAGTTGGTTCTAGCGTAGTTGTATTGGCCGCAGGAACAAACTTTGCAGTAGGTCAAATATTTACAGGAATTGGAGTTCCGAATAGCACAATTATTACTGTGATTAACGGATCTACAATTACTTTAAACAAGGCATTTACTGTACAAGCTTCAGGACAATATTCAGCTCAAGCTCCAGCGGCCAATGGTGTTTATCAATTAAGCACAAACCAAGGTACTGTATCTGGAACTGTAACTGGAACAACAACATATGCGGCGCAGACTTGGTTGATTCAGCAAGTTCCAACAACCACAACAATGGTTTTACCAATTCAATTGGTAAGCGGTGCAACACTGACATCTACTCCTACGGCTACATATTGGGCTGCAAATCAGTGGGTTGGTAAGTTTGTGTACTACCAGGCTAGTCTGCCATCCATCAGTGCGATTGCTGCGGCTACAAGCTCAACCATTGCTGGTTTGACTCAATACTCTGCTGTGATTACTTTTGCTTCTGCTCACGGGTTAAAGCAAGGTGATGTAATTATTATTTCTGGATCAAGCCCAACTACTTATAACGGTATTTGGTCTGTTTCTATTCCAGCAACCAATCCAACAACAACTGCATCAATTACATTCGGTACTACTACTCCTGGTTCTTATGTGTCTGGCGCATCGGCAGTATCTCCATACACAGGGCGTATTACATCTAACACAACAAGTGCAATTACATTTGGTGATGTGGTAACTGGACAACCTTTAGCTAATGCTCCTGCATCTGGAAATAGCTATCAGATTGGTTTGATTGATCGTGGTCAATTGTTACCTGCAACATTACTATTGAACTCATCTGCAACTTGTTTAGTTGAGTTGATTTCTAGTACACCTACTAATCAGTTGTCATTGCAAAATGCAAGCTTTGTTGCTTTGAATACGTTGGGTTCATATAACTCATTTGCAGAACAAGATTTAAGTGCAATTCAATGTACTGGTGGCGAGGTTGTATATGCATTTTCAACTCCTCCTAATGGTTTGCAACAGCTTGATTTGGGTAACTTCTTTCCTGTTTTAACAAATGTAAGAGGTAA